TGGAAAAGGTTACAGATATCGCCTTTGAATATCTGAATCGCTCCAACTTCTCAACCCGGGCACATGAGGCGCTGATCGACCTGGCTGTATCAACTGGTGCATTAACGTGTGAGTTTGATCCGGTAAAGGATGAGCTGATCTTCGATGCCGTACCGTTGTCGCATATCTATCTAGAGTCAGGCCCACGGGGTACGATTGACGCTGTATGGCGTGAGCATGAGATGAAGGCGCGCAACGTGCCGCTGACCTGGCCGGAAGCTAATCTCACTGAACAGTTAGCAGAGTTGGTTAAGACATCTCCTGATAAAGAGATCGGCATTGTAGAGGGTATGGTTTATAACCATTCTGAAGACTCCTATTCTCTATATGTGATGCAGGCTGAGGATCGTGGTTTGATCTATGAAGAGAACTACGGTGAATCATCGCCGTGGATTGTCTTTAGGACTACCGTTATCCCGGGTGAGGTTTATGGTCGTGGTGCGTTGATGCGGGTTCTACCTGACATCAAGACGCTCAACAGCATGGCCGAGAACTCGCTCAAGTCTGCAGCGTTGTCGGTTGCTGGCGTGTGGACCGCTACGGACGATGGTGTGTTTAATCCGTACACTGTGCGTCTTGCTCCAGGTGTGATCATTCCTGTTAGTTCTAACGCTAACGAGAACCCGACACTCAAGGCTCTTGATGTTGGCGGCAATCTCCAGTTTCACGAGATGGAGTACAACCGTCGAGTCGATAACGTTAATCGCGCTCTGTTTGCTAAGCCTATCGGTGACATTGACGATCCTACCAAGACCGCTACTGAGATCAGTATGCGTATGCAACTGGATCTGCAGGACTCAGGGTCAGAATTCTCTCGGTTGATGAATGAGTACGGCGGTGCTGTGTTCAAGCGAGTCATTCACCTGCTGAGTCAGGAAGGTATCGTCCCTCCTATCAAGATCGACGGGAAGAACGTTGATATCAAGTTCTTGTCGCCTGTAAGCCAGCAGAGTGACATCGATGAAGCGAACACCTTGATCAAGGCGCTGCAGATGGCTCTTGGTGCTGGCATTCCACCAGAAGTAGTTATGGCTGATCTGAAGATTGAAGATATGCCTTCATTCATTCTTGATAAGCTGGGTGGTCCTAGTGAGATGAAACGTTCTGCTACTGAAAAGGCGCAGATAAAACAAGATGTCGCGGCGGCTGCTCAGGCTCAAGCGCAACAACAGCAAGAGGTTTAAAATGTCAGAAGACTCTGGGGAGAGTTACGCCTACGATTGGGATGAGCTGGATCAGGTTGATAAGGCCAATAAAGAGATCCGAGCTGCTCAGCGTATCCGCTCCCAAGCATATCACCATGTGTTCGCTCAAGACCCGCTAGGCCAGAAGATCCTGGCTGAATGGGTCAATGCTTACTGCACTGGGTCGCCTCCGTCACCTGGGGCGTCTGAACGTGAGTGTGGTATGGCTGACGGTAAGCGAGAGATTGTGAAGTTGATACTTGATCAGATTACAAAAGCAAATGGGGAAGGGCAATGAAACACGTATTAATGAATGAGATGGATGCTGAAGGTTCTGCAGGTGGTGGAGGGTCGTTGCTATCTACTGCTGCCCCTGTCCAGGCAGAAGCACCTGCAGAGGGTGTGACTCCAAGCGGTCCAGCTGTTGAGCGTCCTGAGTGGCTGCTTGATAAGTATTCGACTGACGGTCGCGATCAGTCTGAGGCCATTAGTGAACAGGCTAAGGCGTATGTTGAGCTGCAAAAGCAGTTCGGCGGTTTCACAGGTGCGCCGGAAGACTACGAGTTTTCTATGCCTGAAGGTATGGAAGGCACAGTCGATACCGAGCTTGAAGCATTCCAGCAGTTTGCTGCTCTAGCTAAAGACTCCAACATGAACCAGGAAACAGCTCAGCAGCTGTTCGGTATCTTTGTTGGTTATCAGAACCAGATCGAAAGCCAGTTTGATACAGATCTGAATGCAGAGAAGGAGCGGCTAGGACCGCAAGCCGATCAGCGGATTAAGAGTATCGCTAACTGGGCTGGTAATAATCTTGCCGGTGAGGATATGGAGACACTTGAATCGATGACCACTACGGCGGCACAAATTGAAACCTTAGAACGTATCATTGGGAAGACTCGTAATAGCCCTATTCCTAAGACGCACGAAGTATCGGCAGCGCCTACTGGGTTTAGTCAGCATGATTTCGATAAGGCTGTAACGTCTGATAGGTTCAAGACTGACGCTGGATATCGTGCAGATATTCGTAAAAAGGCTGCAAATCTGTTCCCTGGTAGTTGATCTAACTGGGTTCTAGGTTATAATGTGATCTAAATGCGGCATTCGTGTCGCATCCCTCCTAGCGATACCCTCTTATGAGGCCGTAATGTGGAAGGATTAGCTAAGGCTGATTCACCCGTTACCGGCCACTGAATCAGACAAAAGCAAACAAACTCTTTTGTTTTGATTTGGAGACATAAAATGTCTAAGTTTCTTTCTTCGGTAGCTCGTCAAGAGTTCGATACGCAGGTTAAACACGCGTACCAGAACTCTGGCAAGCTGCGTATGTGCGTCACCAACCGCTCAGGCGTTAACGGTGATATCTACAAGTTCCGCCGTATGGGTAAAGGTTTGGCTAATCAGAAAGCCAGCCAAGCAGATGTCACCCCTATGGACATCACTCACAACCTGATCAGCTGTATCCTTGAAAACTGGAACGCTCCAGAATACACGGATATCTTCGACCAGGCTGAAGTAAACTTTGATGAGCAATCAGAGCTTGCTGGCGTTATTGCTAACGCTATGGGTCGTCGCCAAGATCAACTGGTAATCGACTCTCTTGGTAACCTGAGTGGCGATGCTGGTACTGCGCTTACTCCGATTGCTGTCGGTGCTGCAGGCATGACCGTTGATAAGATCCGCCAAGCTGGTGCCGCGTTTGACGGTGTTGGTATGGGTGGTGAGGGTCGTTACCTGGCTTGGAACAAGACCCAAAAGCAGCAGCTTCTTGGTTCTACCGAAGCAACCAGCTCCGATTATATGAACGTCAAGGCTCTTGTGAATGGCGACATTGATACCTTTTACGGTTTCAACTTCGTGTTGATCGAGGATCGTGTTGAAGGTGGTCTCCCTGGCGGCGGTACTGCTGACGCGACTTCCTACGCATTCCATCGTGATGCTGTTGGCCTTGCTACTGGTATCGACATCAAAACCGAAATCAACTACATCGCTCAGAAGACCTCTTGGTTGTGTAACGGTGTGATGAAGGCCGGTTCCGCAGTTCGTGACGCTGAAGGCGTTATCGAAATTCACACTAGCGACTTGGTATAAGGAGAGTCAAAATGGCTTTTGCTGACGGTACTTTTGTTCGTTTGGACTCCGGCGCTAATTCCAACGCCGGTAAAATGTTCCTCTATAAAGAGGTAGCAACTTTGGCTGCAATTCGAGCCGCTAACTACTTCGATCTTGCTGTAGCTAGTTACTCGCTGGCCGATGAAGATGTGATCGTGATCCTTGGTAGTGATGGCTTCGGACTCTCTCAGATGAGTGTCACCGCTGGCGCAGCTACTATTGGTGAAGGTCTAACTTCAGCCTAATAGCTCTCCCCAGCTATAGGGGCGGCTTTTATAGCGCCCCACCTATTTCATACATCGAGGTCTTATTGTGGCTAGTGATATAGATATCGCATCCAATGCCCTAGTTAGAATCGGTGTATCGCCGATTTCTTCATTTACTGAAGGCGGCGCAGCTGGACAGGCAGCATCTAACCTGTACGAACCTACTATCCGTTCACTGCTCACTGAGCACAGATGGCGTTTTGCTGCTGCCAAGCGAACGTTGGCAAAGCTAACAGCCAAGCCTCTGAATGAATGGACCAACGCGTTTCAGATACCTTCGGATCTGTTGTTGCTCTATCGTGTTCATCCTCGTCAGAACTACGAGATCTTTGAAGATAAGATCTACTCTGACTCTGCTACGTTGTCGGTTGATTACCTGTTTCGTGCTTCTACTTCTCTGTTTCCTGCCTACTTCCAGTTGGCTTGTGAGTATAAACTTGCATCCGAGTTTGCGCTGATCGTTACAAGTAATCGAAGTTTGGCAGAAGTTTACGAAGAGAAGTATATCCAGCAAATGAAAAAGGCTAGGTTTGCTGACTCCCAAGGTCGGCCAGGTGATGCCATTCAGAATATTGATTATCTCGATGTGAGGTCTTAATGGCTAAGGTATATAACCTGCAGACTTCGTTCAATTCTGGCGTATTAGATACCAGGCTTTCAGCTCGGGTTGATGTTAAGCAATACTATAACGGAATGTCTGTTGGTCAGAACGTTGTATGTCTACCGCAAGGTGGGGCCAAGCGTCGACCTGGTATGGAGTTTGTTGTTGATGCCGGTGAAGAGTGCCGGGTTATTCCTTTTGTGTTTAATGTCGATCAGGCGTATCTGCTGGTATTGAGAAACAACGCGGTCGATATATACCGGGATGATGTTTTCCTGGTGACCGTAGTAACCACTTACACCACTGCTGAGCTGATGGGTGTTCGGTTTACCCAGTCGGCTGATACGATGATCCTTGTGCATGAGAACCATGCGCCTGCAACCTTGGTGCGTAACGGGTCCGATGTCCT